AGGCTAGTTTGTTAGTGGCGTGTCCGTCCGCAGCTAACAAGCGAATGTAAAGACTGGACTAAGCATGTAGTGCCGACGGTGTAGTAATTTCGGACGCGGGTTCAACTCCCGCCAGCTCCACCACTTTTGATAGGACTGCACCCTGACAATAGCTGATAAAACAGCTACCTAAGGACACCGACCAGACGGCAAGCAGACCAGATAGAGAAAAAAAGATGCACGTGAAATGCACGCGCATTGGATGCAAACAAAAAAGCCTCAGATTTCGGTCCGAGGCTTTTCTGTTTGTGTCTAATTGAAACATATTACTTCCTTGATTCAGTAATCTGTTCCTGTCATTACATCAAAATCCCTTCACCATAAACCTCACCACTCCGATCACTCTGGCATCGTCCAGGACATCTCCTTCGATAATTCCATCATTAGTGATTTACCGCCTGGCGCACATTTCGGCAAATACCAAGCGGCCGGATAGCTCCAGTAATACCATTTCCCCATCTTGGCCGGAATGTCCGGTTCCGCAACGGCATATCCCTCGGTTGTCTGGATCACCACCGATGATGCAGTGATGCCCATGACGCCCTCAGGGGTCAGCCGTTTTTCTACGTAATCGTTCGCGGGGGATGGGAAGGCCATGTCAGTTCTCCACTATGAGATAGTTGTGCCTGACGTAGTTGTAGTTGAGTATGCGGAGGTTGTCGATACTCGTTTGTAGTGATTAATGGCGCCAAATCAAATTTGAGCATACTCCCGAAAAAGCTCGGAGTAACAAGACCCAACGCGGGCCAGCCAAGAAAAGCTAGTGTCATTCCTTGTGATAGCGCCGGACGAGAAGAAGGCACAGTATCTAGCAACATCAGCGGAGGATTCGCAGTTCTCCCAAAATTTCACAGTTTCAGCTAGAACTGTATTTGCCATATCCGTGGCATTATATGGAAACTCCAACCCCCACTGGGTATACCCGCACTCTGAGACCACTACAGGTACGCCGTATTTATCTGCCATCCAAGGAATGCTACGCTGAGAATTACTAAACCCGAACCCATTCATGTCTGTTCTATAGCAATGATACCCTATAGCATCCAACCTGTACCCAGCTGACTTAATCCCTTCATAGACAGCATCCATAAAATCCCAAGCACCATCACTCATTGCCGGCCCGACTAAAATCGAATCCTTTGGAGTCTCGTCCGCTAACTTACCCCAAGCATCGATTACCTCAGATGTAGTCATATTTGCTTGACCTGACTGATCTGGCTCATTAAATCCAAGCACATATTTAGGTGCGGCGTTCTGAGCTAAGGCGTCAGCGATCTTATAGTCTGAGTTCCAGACGCAAGGGGTAAAGTCTATCCCCTTAGCCTGTAGCGCTTTATAAAGGAAATCAGGGGTAGTGGTGTTCCAGTTAAAAAACCAAGCAGGATTAGCGTCAAAGATTTGAGGGATGTTAGCTAACTCTGCCGGTGGTATTGTTGATTCATCTAAATCTATTGGACTAACAAACCAACCAGATGAGATGCCTTTCTTTGTGCTTGCCATACTTTACCCCGAAGTTTTATCAGATGTGCTTGTGCTAGCAGTGGTTGGCATCGCCACCCTGACATCAATCCATGATGTCGCAGGTACATCCATAGGATCGCCCAGCGTCTGTGTTATCTCCATGGTTTCACTATTCAGAGTCATTTTTCTAGCGTATACACTCACTTTTACTGAGCCATCACTCTGAGTTTCCGCCCTACCGAGAGCAACTGGTGTACTACCCTGCACGGGGTATGCATCCTTAACCTGCCAGCCATCAGGGTAAAGTCCACTGCACCCCTTAATAACATAAACGCCAGTACTTTCTTTCGTAACCGTGACGCCATTGGCCTCTGGGTTAGCGGCACCACACTCCCCCGCTTGCGAGAAGTTTAATGACAGTAAATCTGGCCGCTCTGTAGCCGAGACAGACTCTACAACCCTGACAATGGGGGATGCAGCATGTAATGCACCATCCGATGCAACAGTAGTGTTGGACGTGTTATAAAAGTAATTCCATGAAGAGCTCCCCCAAGACCAATCCGACGCCATCCCTCTGGTATAGATAGATCCATTCATATCTATCAAAAACCTGAACAAGCGTCCCTTCTGAACTACACCAGTAAAGACCAAACTCTTAACCCCGTCGTAACCTAAACCTAAATCCGTAGAGTTCGAGAAAGCCCAGGTATTCACCGTACTTGGATAACCGTCAGACCCAGCCTCATCTGCCGTTAAGGTATTCGGCACTACCGCACCCGATAAGGAGAAGTCAGGCCATGTGCCCATACCTAAAGAGTTCAGGGTATCCCCAATATTTATTGGATCTTCTAATGTGCCTCTTCCACTAACGCCACCATCTGTTATCACTTGGCTTTTACCGAGAAGAGCTATAGCCAACTCTTCCTTTAAATTGAGCGCCCCCGTTGTAGAGTCGGCTTTATCACTTACAGCTATTTGGGCGATAAAGTTGCTAATCGTGTTAGTGTCATTCAGTAAACTGTACCGCTGCATCGTCAACGCTGTGGGTTCTGCGGGCAGTGTCCCATAGTAAGAAGTCCATAAAGAACCGTCAGTCCATAGCCATACATCTTCATACTTGGAAGTAGACCCTGCACTCCAGGCTTTATAGTCAGGTGGGGTGATGCCTATATAATTAAAAATTCCGTCGACAAAGTTTTGGAGTGTCCGTCCCCCTGACAAGCCGATCATCGATCCCTCGCCGGCCGCCAATTCTTGCCGTAATGCAGCATCACCAACGCTAACCCACTCCCCTGATCCGATACCGCCAGCTGTTTCCGGTGTAGAGCTAGCGGGAACTACTTTGGGGAGTGCGCCGTCCCAGCGGTAGTATTCGCCATCGCCTTCGTTGAAAAGAACTTCGTTAGGATTGCTGAGGGTATTACCCAGCGTAAAAGATTTCTTCGTGACATACCCATATGCCAGCATAGCCCTGTTTGAATCGTGGTCGATACCGGCCATTGTACGACGAGTCTTGCCAAAGCGGTCAACCCAGGTGTCTAATTCGGAATTAACTGCCCCATCTAAGTTTTCCGAGTTATCAAATAAATCTCTTGGGTCTGCCGACCCTAGTGCATTGCCAGTATTATATTTCGCCATTTAAAAGCCTCATAAATGAGAAAACCCGCCGTAGCGGGTCGAATGTATTTATTTGTGGTTAGCTGACATCACCCGGATAGGTGTCGTCATCATGCTGGTAGAAACGCTCGTCGTAGGCCGAGGCCGTGACTTGGCAGGTGCCATCGCTTTCTGGTGAAATTTCGGTAAGAAGAGCATCATAGCCGGCACTTTCAGAGCTACAGAAGATGATGCGGGGTGGTTCAATTGCGCCCATATCCATGTCCCACGTTTCGGGCGAAATGTCCGTGCTGTAGGGAACGGTAAGCGTGATGTCATCAACCTTGGTCGGCGTTAACAGGCCGGACGCACTGCCATCCTGATAACGGATCACAATGCGCGGGTTACTCAAGGTCCAGTCCAGCGCCTCTGATACACCAATGGTGATCAGGTCAGCGGTATAACTCATATCGGTGACTAGGCAGCTGATGGTATTGCTGCCGGGGATGTCGTCAGTCAGTACCAGTCTGTCGCCGTATCTATAACAGAGTGCGTCTAGCTCAGTAGACAGGGAAAAACTCAGTCGCTGGTAGATGTACTTCATCAACCGGCGCATGCCGATGCGATACGCCCGGTCCTCGGTAACCACACCTTCCAACTTGTAGCTCTCAACCTTGCTCGGTGTTGGATTGTCAGCGGTTCGGCACTGCACCGTTTCCTCGGTCCAAGTGGTCGAACTTGTGTAGGTGACATCGACCCCATCATAATCATCCGAGGACGGAGCCTTGAATGAAGTTGTCAGTTCATCTGTGGTTTCTTGTGGACTGATAACCCCGGACCAACTTTTAACCCCTTCCCGGCCAATGGTCGCCAGCCCATCACTGAGGTGGAAATACCCCATGCCCGCCGTTGCAATCTTCTGCAAAATATCCAGCATTGAGGTGCTGTCACTGTCCGCAGAGAAATCGAATGTTTCACCGCGTGGCGTCCAGTAATTGGCCTCCAGAGCATTGATGCCGTCCGTATCGATATCCGCGCCTGTGTCTGCCAGCAGGTGATTCAGCGCCCCACTGATACTGCGCGATGTGTAGCCATCATAAAGTCGCAGCGCCGTGACATTCACCCGTCTATCTGACTGCGAGGCTAGACGATTACCTGTCCTGATAGTCACACCTAGTGTGGTGATGTCCTTATAGCTGCTGGGCCGCTTGGTCAGCTTGGAGCGCATAGCCTGCCACTGGACAGAGTCACGGGTGGTGCCACCCCAAACAGGCGTGTCACGCTTTATCCGGAACTCATAGTTGCCTGCCGCTGGGAGAGATATCGTTTCTGTGTAGCCGATCTCGTTTATCGTGGTGTTGCCGTGAGTAATGGTGACGGGGGTCCAGTCTCTGGTGCCAGTAAGGCGGTACTGCACTGTCATCTGTACCTTATGATAATGCTTGGCACCGTCCTTACTTCCAATATCGACCAAACCTTGCGGATAGATGAAATTCATCTCAACCGTGTCAGTCGTTTCACCATCCGGGCAGCACCGGAATGGCCCCATCCAAGAGTAATCATCATTCACGCCGGTCACACTGGCATCCAGAATGGTGCGCTCGGTAAAGCCAGGCCAGTCTGCATCAACTTTTGTTGTGGCCGCAGCTTTCGCTGTAGCGGCTACATTGACGATCCGCTCAGCCGTTATAGATAAGCCATCTATTGCGGTGATTTGATACTGATTATCCGCTGGGCCAAAGGAGATTCTCTGCCTACCAGTTGGCATCCCGTTGAACAGAGTGCCCGTTGCACTTCCATAGGCCAGAGTGATTGATGGCAATACCTCCGGCGTACCTCCGCTTGAAGCAACACCACTTACAACCACTGGCGCGGCCCCAAACAGCGAGGATGGCAGTACGGTGTAGCCGATACTGTTCCCGCTATATGGGCTCGTAGGTTCAATTATCTGCAGCTTATCGCCTGTTGCCTGAGCGATAAGGCCAGATCCGGTCAATTGGTCAGTGATGGCATCAGTGAGCCCTGACATAGTGGTGTAATTTGCGGATAGAGAAATCACATAGCTGGCACCGGCCCATGTCAGCGTGAAAGATACCGCGGATGAGCTGAAATCATATGTGGTCGGTGCCGCGCTGGCCGTAACGGATGCCGCTGTACCACCAACGCCCGGAACTGCAGAAGTGCCTTTATCGAATGAGGCAATGTACAGGTCGTAATTGAATGAACTCCACTCAACACTGACAGCCATACCAACATATGGTGCTAATTCCGTAAAATCGCCGTACACCCGGGTATGACCAGATTCAGTGGCTACAGTGAACGAGTCCGGGGCAATAACTGTCAGCGCCCCGCCAACTACCCACGAATCGGGCACTTTAGTATCGTCATCCACGTCAGAGTCATCATCGGATGACGTCTCGCCAATCAGGGTGATGGTGTTG